ATGGTCTTACAGATGCAACAAAGCGTGAAGCGAGAGAGATGGCAGCAGGTCGCATATCTGAAAATAAGGTACGCAAAATGGCTCCATGGTTTTCTCGTCATAAAGTAGATGGTCAAGCACCTAAGAATAGTGATCCAGCAGATTCACAGTATCCTGGTCCTGGATTAGTTGCATGGTTATTATGGGGCGGAGACTCAAACTTCTCTGACAGAGCACAAAACTGGGCACAGCGCCAGATAGATTCCTTAAATAATGAAGAAAGCAAAGCAAGGAGCAAAATGAAAAAAACAGAACGCCGTACCTTCACAGTAAGGGACATAGAAACAAGGGCAGAGGGCGACACACTGCGTATGGCAGGCTATGCTGCGGTATTCAATGAGCCATCCTTGCCACTACCATTCATAGAGAGAATATCTCCAGGTGCATTTAGAAAGACACTTACAGAGACACCAGATGTTCGTCTATTAATTAATCATGAAGGTCTGCCAATGGCAAGAACCAAAAATGGAACAATGAAATTATATGAAGACGAAAGAGGTCTTTATTTTGAAGCAGAATTAGCAGATACCCAAGAAGCAAGAGATTTATATACACTTGTTTCTCGTGGTGATGTTGATCAAATGTCATTTGCATTTAGAGTAATTCGTCAAAAATGGAACGATGACCGCACAGAAAGAACCCTTACAGAAGTATCTTTGGCTGATGGAGATGTATCTATTGTGACCTATCCTGCTTATCCAGCCACATCTGTAGAAGCGAGGGAAGCATTAAAGAAGGCTATTAATGCTATTAAAGAAGGAAGAGAAGTAACAGGAGAATCCTTAATAGTAGTACAGGCAATTCTTGATAAAATTGATGAATCATATGAATATCTTGGAGAGGGCAAATCAATGCTTGAACTACTTCTTGGTATTGAGCCAGAAATGGAAGAAGATTCTTCTCCACTACAAGCAGTAGAAGATCAAGAAGATGTACAAGATTCTTCAATTACTCAATTAATTACAGATACACCTGGAGAAGGTTCAAAAGTAGTTGGAGAAATTCCTTCTACATATCTACTTCCAACAGGAAGAAAATATTCTCTACGCCTTGCACAGGCTAAGAGAAATACACTATAAATTTCCTATTAGAAATAATAGGGCGAAGTCGGAGCAATCCTCACACCCTTATAAGCGTCGTGAAGTCCATTGCCACCACCTCAAATAACTCAAAAACTCACAAAGGAGAACTACAAATGTCTTATTTAGACAAGTTGATGGATCGCCGTGATGCAGTTAAGGTAGAAATGGATGCAATTCTTGAGGCAGTTGCTGCAGAGAATCGCACAGACCTTACAAATGATGAATCAGCAAAGGTTGATGCCCTTGTTGAAGAATCACGCTCACTTGATTCAAAGATTGAAAAGTTCAAGGCTCAAGCAGATGCTGATGCTAAGGTTGCAGAAGTTCGTGCAGCAGTAGCAGATGTTGCTTTGCCAAAGACTACCGCTACAACAAAGATTGTTAGCGAACCACGCACTTATACAGCAGAATCAGGTAACTCATTCGTTGCTGATGCGTTCAATGCACAATATCGTAATGACTTTGGTGCACAAGAGCGTCTTGCTCGTCACACTCGTGAAGAGTCAATTGAGCGTCGTGATGTAGGAACTGCAAACTTTGCAGGTCTTGTCATTCCTCAGTACCTTGTTGATCTTGCAGCACCATATGCTCGTGCAGGTCGCCCAACAGCAGACTTCGCTACAAACAAGCATGTGCTTCCAGCAGCAGGTATGACTCTCAACATTTCTCGTATGACCACAGGAACATCTGCTGAAATTCAGGCTTCTGAAAACTCAAATGTTTCTGAGACAAACGCTGATGATACACTCTTGACTATTGATGTGCGTACAATCGCAGGTCAGCAAGATCTATCAAAGCAGGTCATTGAAAGAGGAACTGGCGTAGATGCATTCGTCGTACAGGATCTCATTCGTGCATGGCACACAACTCTTGACAACCAGATTCTTAATGGTTCTGGCGCATCAGGACAAATCCTTGGTCTTCGCAACACTGTTGGCGTAGGATCAGTAACTTATACTGATGCTGCTCCATCTGTTGAAGATCTATATCCAAAGTTGGCAGATGCTTATCAGAAGATTCAAACTGGCGTATTCATGAATCCTACACACTGGATCATGCACCCACGCCGCTTGGCATTCTTGCTTGCAGCAGTTGACTCTTCAAAGCGTCCACTCGTTGTACCAGCACTTAATGGTCCAATGAACTCTGTTGCTACAGGCGCAGGCGCTGTAGGTTATGGTAACTCAGGTTACACATTGATGGGTCTTCCTATCATTGCTGATGCCAATGTTATTACAACTGCTGGCTCTGGTGGAGATGAAGATGAAATCTATTGCGTAACAGCACCTGAACTACATCTCTGGGAGCAAGCAGGATCACCATTTGCATTGTCATTTGATGCAACTGGCGCAGGTAGCCTAACAGTTAAGTCTGTTGTTTATGGCTATGGAGCATTCACTGCTGGTCGTTATCCTGCTGCATCTTCAAAGATCACAGGTACTGGCTTAATTGCACCTACATTCTAAGTTAGATTTGCATAGGTTAGAAATTTGAAAACTAACCTTTGCAATACTTAGAGTAATCTAAGGGAAGAGCAGGCTATGCTCCCCGACATGGCCTGCTCCTTCTTAAGGAGTATAATGAAACTACTAAAGATTTTAAAGAAGAAAAAAGAAACTGCTACCGCATTACCTAAGACAGAAAAGGCAATGCTTCCAAAATTGGAGAAGAGGACAAGATGAGTCAACCTACTAATGTCTATACGACTTTGGCTGATGTAAGAAACAGCCTACAGATTCAAGACAGTATTGATGATGCTGAAATTGAAGCAGCCATTCTTGCTGCAAGTCGTATGATTGATGACTATTGCCAAAGATTCTTTTATCAAGAAGGCTCATTAGCATTTCCTGCTACAAGATACTATACTGCAGTAAGTCCATGGTATGTAGAGACAGACGATATTGTTCAAATAACTGAATTAGCGTGTGATCCTGATTTTGATCAATCTTATGCTCAGATTTGGAATACAACAACACCACCATTAGATGTTATGTACGAGCCTGTAAATAATCCACAAAAAGGGTGGCCATACACAAGAGTGTTAGCAATAGGATCATATGTATTCCCATATTTCTTTCCACAGACAGTAAGAATTTCAGGTATTTTTGGATTTCCAGAGATACCATATGAAGTACAATTAGCCTGCAAATTACAGGCAGCAAGATTATTCGTTAGAAAGCAATCTCCATTTGGAATTGCAGGATCTGTAGAATTAGGAACAGTTAGACTTAATTCAAGATTAGACCCAGATGTTGAGATGTTATTAAAGACATTTAGAAGAAATCAAGGACTTGCCTACTAATGATAAATATAAGTGGAGTTAGAAAAGCATTAGGGAAAAACTTAGAAAAAATTACAGGTATGCGTGTTTATGACAAGATACCTGATGTAGTTGTTCCACCATGCGCTGTAGTTGGCCAATTAGATTTCACATTTGATATTGATAATGCTCGTGGCTTAGACCAGGCATCTGTAGATATCTTTGTGATTGTTCAGAGAATATCTGAAAGAGCAGGACAAGATAAACTTGATGAACTTTTGGCTGGTACAGGAAATAAGTCAATTAAGACTGCCTTAGAATCAGATAGATCATTGGGCGGATTAGTAAATACACTCAGAGTTATAAGTGCTGAAAGTGGTACATATACTACTGGAGATCAAGAGTTTTTATCATATCGTTACAATGTAACAATTTGGGGATAAGGAGAATATAATGGAATATGAAGTAATATCCAAAAAACAAGTTTGCGGTAAGATCAATGGTGAAAGACTTACCGATTCTGATATAATTAGAGCAGGAGGAAATGTTGAATTTCTACTTGCTGCTGGTCATATCAAAGAAGCAGGAAAGACACCAAAATACACAAAGACATTTGAACCAAAATTTGAAGAAGTTCCAGTAGTTGAGGAATCAGCATTTGAGGTATCAGATGATAATATATCTACAACTGAAGGAGATATTTAACAATGGCTCGTATAGTGCTTACTGATGTTACAGTAACAATTGGCGCTGTGGATCTTTCAGATCACATTGCATCTGTTACCCTATCAACATCTGCAGACGCAGTTGAAACAACTGCATTTAAACAAGACTCCAGAACTCGTATTGGAGGTCTAAAAGACAACTCTGTTACATTTGATTTCCACCAGGATTTCGCTGCATCAGAAGTTGAAGCAACAATTTATCCACTAATTGGCAGCACAACTGCTGTATCAATTAAGCCAACAGGTGGAGCAATTGCACCAGATAATCCATCATATCAATTTAATGCGCTTGTAACAGAGTGGACTCCACTCAATGGTGCAGTTGGTGAACTCGCCACAGCATCTGTTACATGGCCAGTAGATGGATCAATTACTAAGGATGTAACACCTTAACATGGCTAAATTAGTTCTAACTAATGCAAATATAGTATTTGAAGGTACTAATGACTTCAGCGATCATATCGCAAGCATAACACTTTCAACTGTACACGACATACTTGATGTTACTCCTGTAAAAGAGGGCACCATTTATAAGGAAGTCATTGCTGGAGTTGGAACTAATTCAGTCTCTTTTGAATTTCATCAAGATTTTGCAAATAATTCTATTGAAGAGTTTTTTGGTGGAGAACCAGGAAACCCTTTAATGCCAAATCGTGTTGGAACAAAGGTTTCATGTGCAGTAAGGCCAGTTGATGCGCCTATATCTGCATCAAATCCAGAATATAGATTTGAAGCATTAATAACTGAATGGACTCCGCTAAATGCTGCGGTAGGTGCATTAAGTACAATTAATGTAAATTGGCCTATTTCTGGAGCAATAACTAAGGATATTACTCCTTAGAATCTAATCTCATAAAAGGGGAATAATAATAATGGATGGACTAAGTATAAAAGTAAAAACAGTTGATGGACAAGGCGATGGAGTATATTCATTGCGTCCAAAGACACTTGTTGCGTTTGAAAACAAATTCAATAAGGGTTTTGCTAAATTGCTAACTGAAGATCAAAAGATGGAGCATATCTATTTCTTGGCTTGGGCAGCAATGAAGGATGCTGGAAAAGTTGTAAAGCCTTTTGGTGATGCATTTCTTGATACGCTTAATAGCGTGGAATTAGAATCTGACCCAAATTCAGGATCCACAGAAACAGCCTAATCTATACGATTGCAATGGTTTCTGTGGAGACTGGGCTTTCTCCAGTAGACTTGCTTGAAGCGCCTGATGGCATACTTGAAGCGATAGTTATATATCTCAAGGAGCGAAGTAAGAATGCGAGTAGGCAATGAGTGATAATGCTATTGAATTAATTGGTGTTAAAGAAACACTAAAAGCATTAGCAGACTTTGACAAAAATGCAGTGAAAGAATTTAATAAAGTTATTAATTCTGAATTGCGTAATGCTAAAAAAGATGCACAAGGATTTGTCAAGTCTAATCCACCTTTAAGTGGGTGGAACACTCAGCCTGCTCGTAATCCTCGCACTCGTGGTGGCGCTGGTTGGCCTGCGTGGGATCAGTCAGTAATAAGGGCTGGTATTACTACTACTAAGGCTGAAGGAAAAGTTAGAAAAGATTATACAACCTCAGCAGGTGCATTAAAGAATAGATCTGCAGCAGGTGTTATTTATGAATTAGCAGGTAGAGTAAATAAAAC